AGAAGTAACTACATTTGAGTGTGGAGTTGATCTCACAGAATGTCCACCAAAAACCTCCACGTGACAATCTTGACGATCTAAAAAGTTAACAGCACTCTTATAATGCAATGGAGCATCAACTATTTTAACACCAAATTGTTCCTCCAACATTACACCTTCATCAGCCACACGCAATATGTGAGCATTTGACATAAGTCTAGAGTACGCGTCTTCAACATCTCCGCGCAAAATTGTTTGACCACATCCAATTGCACCATTAGGTTGACCGCCTATATGAAATCCTAATATGTACGTACCAAGTTCATTACTTACTATTGGTGACATACACATACCATTTTCAGTTAATCGTGGCAAAATATAAGTGCCTCCATCACATTTTCTGGATCCATAAGGTACTTGGCCAACTTCAAAACGAATATTATAATGGTCTACAGCAAAATCTTTGGCGCGATACACAAATATAGCACGTGAGCTACGTGTTGTCTTGACATCAGGAAAATATTCAAAAACATCTTTTCTACTTCCAAGCTCAGGAATATAAATCATAGTAGCATCAATATTCAAATGCGACATACAGGAATTAGACACAGTTGTCACAAAAGAATTCCCAACAGCATGTGATGGTCCAGTAAAAATTCGCATGCGAAATGCAACTACACCACTCGGCATATTGGCTTCAATAAAATGCTTAGGCACCAAAACCACATTAGAGCGCACTGCAAAAGCACGAGTCATTTGCCATGGTTGGTCTGAAATGGGTTTAAGACTTTCAACATAGAAAGTACTTCGACCACATATTCTTGCTAAATCAGATCCACACGTAGTACGACACCTTTCATTCAATGGTATGGGACGTGGTACAGCAATAGCCCAATCATTAATTTCTTTATCACGCTCATAAATTTGTTCCATAGAAGTAGGATTTATGTTACCTTGTTCCCTAAAAATAATTTGAGTTCTCCAAATGCTACTCAACACTTTACATATAGTGGCCGCTAATGCGCTGCCAATCAATATCTGCAAATATCTTTCACGTAAATACTTAACAACAGCAGGAGCACGGTCAGACCGACTCTCCAACTCTCGCTCGATTAAATATTTTTCAGACAAATAATACGTGCTTATACTAAAATATACAACAGTTACCCACAAGAAAGCAATCAACTTACAAGGGCAGGTGTCACTCAAAATCATAAATATGCACAGAAAAGTAAAAACACCCAACAAGGCTGCAATGCTATAAAAAACATCATCTACTCGAGCTACAAGATAAGTATATCGCAACATTCTACTATTTATTATACTAGGAGGAACATAACATATCCAATCTAGCCATGACCCTCGAAAATTGTTTGATATAGCCACTAATTCTATTGTAGATATGCGTCGGACATTTCGACACGTTTCTAGTATTCCATGAGTATTAGCAAATATAACTGAAACCCACAACCTATACCATCTAAATGAAAAGGCATGTACAATATGTGCACAATTGTCCAACCATCTTCGCGGCAATACTAAACGCATAATGTGAATTGCAACACAAGAT